TTGACCACAGGTTCAAATCTCAAAATTCGCGGTTCAGTTTACTACGCTCGGCAGGTCGTGCCCGTCGATCTCGCGCACCACTTCCCTAGCCGGGAATTGGTGAAGTCGCTCAACACAAAAGATCGCCGCACTGCCAACGCTCGAAAACTGGCTGTACTGTCCGAATGGCAGGACAAATTTGCGGACTTACGCGCCCGCCGAGAAATCTCTGAAGCCGACTTTGCGCAAGCGACTTGGCAGCACTATTCAGACGAGTTGCGCCTTGATGACCTTGCGCGGCTTGCGCCAGTCGAAGTGGCGCCCAAGAGCGACTTGGTTCGCCAGCATCACATTCGAGCACTGAGAGACCACCTTGGACGCGGCGAAACTGTCTTGGTTCAATGGGCGGCCGACAGCTACATCGAGCGCCACAAGCTCATCCTCATAAAAGGCAGCGCTCAATACCGCGATCTATGCTTGCGACTGATGCGAGCGCAAATAGAAGCGCTTCTAAGGGCCGGTGAACGCGATACTGGCGACTACGCAGGCCAGCCGCGCGATCCAATCGTAACGCGGCCAACGGCCTCCGCTGAGATCGCAAGGCCGGGTGAAAGGCTGATGGATTTGTTTGACCGGTATGAGAAAGAAAATCCGAAAGGCATTTCGGTAGCGACGTTCATGCAAGCGCGGCGCGACATTGGCACATTCATCGAACTGGTTGGTGCCGACTTCCCCGTCTCCAAGTTGGACAAAAAGGCCGTACGTGAATGGAAGATGTTGTTGCAGTCCTACCCGGTGAAGGCGGCTGAGATTGCTGTTTTCAAAGGGATGGCCTTCCGCGAAATCATCGAAGCCAACGGACGGCTTGATAAGCCCAAAACTGTCATCTCGGCCAAGACGGTCAATCGCTACATGGCGGCGTTTGGAGCCTTCTGCAACTGGCTGGCCGCTCACGACTACATTCCGGCCAACCCGTTTACCGACATGTACCTGAAGGTCGACAAGAACAAGACCAATGTGCGCCCCTTCACCAGCGAAGAACGCAAGATATTGTTCGCCTCACCGTTCTTCACTGGCTGCAAGAATGAAATGAAATGGCAAGTACCCGGCAACTACCTGATCCGAGACGATCACCGCTATTGGCTCCCACATGTCATGATGTATTCCGGCGCGAGGCCCGGTGAAATCGCTCAGCTACTGGTGGATGATGTGCGCCGTATGCACGGTATCTGGGTGATGCACCTTACCGACGAAGGCGACGAAGAAAAGAGCCTCAAGACCAAGGGCTCGTTCCGGGTTGTGCCGGTGCATTCCACGCTGATCGAAATGGGGTTTATCGACCATGTCGAGCGACAGCGGCAAGCTGGTGAGCGCCGGATATTCCCAGAGGCGGAGCGCAATGAACGAGGGCAGATTGCGGGCAAATTCGAAAAGAAATTCGGCACGTATCTGACGCAGATTGGCATTAAGAAGGGCCGTGGTGTCTCGCTCTACAGCTTCCGACACGGCTTCTCGGATGCGATGCGTGAGGCTGGGTTTATGGATGAGGAGTTTGGCTTCCTGATGGGCCATAGCAAGTCCAGCATGACCGCCCGTTATGGGCAGATGCCGCAAGGCACCTTGCAGAAGCGCGTGGAGCTTATCGAGGCGGTTGCCTACGCCTAGTTTCGCAATGTCTAGCTCGCTGGTCCAACCCCAAAACTTCCGGCCAAAGACCAGCGACTAGGTTTCGTACTCACGGGAAAACACTATGCTCGCCCTCTTTACCACCATCAGCAACGTGAGAAAGAAGTGCACGTAGATGGCAACGCACAGCGCTGAAGATATCACACCCCCGGGGTTAACGATATACGCCAACAAAAGTGCCGTAATAAAAAACACAGACAACAATACAAGATACGATATATTGTTGTTTAGCTCCCTAATAACAGCCCCTCTTTCCTCTTTTACCTTCTCGAAGACCTTGTTTTTCTTTTGGTCGGCAGGAGGAGATAGGGGCCGGAGGGAAACACTATAGAGCGCAACTTGCACACTTAGCAGCAGCGCAGCAAATATAGAAAACACCGATATAGAGAGGCCGATCGCGTCCTTCGATATCTTGAAGCAAACAAGAAGACAGAAAACTCCAACCAGAACCGGAAGAACGTAGAACGTTAAAATATCTGACAGCAGGAACTTTCCATCACTGTTGCGTAGCGAGTCCAAATGACCCGTCACAATGCCAAATATGTTTACCTTCTGCATCAGGCTGTCATCCCTGCGAAGAAATCTTGAAGGATCTCATCCACTTCTGACTCTATGCTTGCAAAAACCGGGTGACCGCTCGGCTCCCGTCGCACCTGTTCTGAAATATCCAGATAGCCGGCATCGAAGCCAGTACCATACACCCCTACGCTGCGCCGCTTGCGGCCAATTTGCACGTCCGCCGTGACGTTCTCGAACTGGTGCCCATCGAACTCCACATATCCCTGTGTCGTAGCGGGGAATCTGTCCTTGAGTTCGCCATAGGTAGAGAGGCTATAGCCGCGCTTTCTCGCGCGTACGGTTAGATCGTAGTCAACCTCATCGCTGCCTCTGCCGAGGAAGTATCTTTCTGCCCGGTCGCTCACAGTCTTTGGACGGTGAAACGTTACGGACTTAACAGGTGCACTATTTAGAAAGGTAGCGTGGTTCGCCACGACGTTAAAATTTAGACGGTACTGAGGATAACGCTCTTCAAAACTCGCGATCATGGATGCGCGGACGAATCCGACACAAGACCTCGACTGAAAAGACTGAAATGCCATCAACGCAAATTCAGAATCCTCCGGAATCCACATCTGGAAATACAAGGGTATTTCCTCTAAATCGCTAGATTGCCGCGAATACTTTTCTTTGCGCGTTTTTACGTCTTTAAATTTACTCTCGAATCCGTGCGTTCCATAATTGATATAACCGTGCACGGTCCTTATGGAATTAGTGTCTTTAGGCTCAAAAAACCAGGTTCTTTGCTCTTCGCTCTCTACCGTCGGTTCTTGTTTGATCTGAGCAAACTGCTCTGCAAATGCAAAGAGATCGCACGGAGCGGCCGCCGGACCGATAGTCATGCGCTCTTTATCCGACTTCCGGGTAATCGAAACGCGATACACGCGAAGGCCAATCGCAAACGCCAAGAATCATTCCCCCAAACAATTTTTGCGAAGCTCGCAATTTGGCAGAGCGATGTCTAGTTGCTTAGGAGTCAATCGGTCCCATTAAGAAGGTTTGCTTGGACCTAGCTGAATTGTTCCCAACGAACTTCCTCAAATGACGGAAATGCTTTCCCGTCGCGTTCGCACTCATACACGGCAACATAGTGCTGGACGATGAAGCCTTCGCGAGAATGCTCTACAACGAACGCGGGTTTTACGCGTTCGCCGCTCTCAGACCGCAGCAGAGCCAGATTGTGCTCAACGTCATCGAAACCGAAGTCGTCTAGCAAGCTGCTGGGCCGGGGGATGGTGCTGCCAAGAGCAGACTTCGCGGCATATAAACGGTCGAGCTTCTGAGGCGTGTACTTGCCGAAATAGTACGCGTAAGGCCCCTTGAGGCTGGCAGCGATAGCGTCTTTGCATTGGTTGAGTCCCATGCGCAGTTCGTCGTCCGTAGCCTGCCTAAAATCGGTGTCGGACCTCGGCACTGGCATGGGTGGCAGCGAGCGCGCTTCCGCCCGTTGGCGGGCCTCCTGGACGGCCTTGTCGATCTCTGCGGCGGTCATCTGCGGGGCGCTAGGTGGCTGGCGTGTCAGAGATACGAATGCGATTGCGCCAATTGCGACGACGCATACCGCCAACACTAAGAATTCTGGCCGGATGCCAGATTTGTTTTCCGTTTTCTTTGCCATGAGCCCTCCCCCAATAGCTCGGGAGAGGTAAGGCGAAATTTTGAATAGCTTCAATAAGATAATTCAGATGCGGCGTTTTGACTCGATTGGACCGGCGAGCCTCAAAAGTCGTCGTCATCCTGATTGTCATTCTTGGCCGGAATGGGCTGGTGATTGGCGCGCTGAAGCCGATATCCTTGCCCCGCATCTTCGATGACCGAAGAGGGCCATATATTCGCCCCTTCGCCTAGCGCGACCATAATGTCGGATTGCTCGATGCCGCCGCCGAATGGGTTAGCGGGCTTCAGGTTCATGAGCGCCGCGATGAGTGCTGCATACTGGTCTTGCTCGATGTAAATTTCACGCATTCAAGGTGTTCCGGTTCGTATTTGCCGGAAGAGATTCGCGCGAAAATAATCGAAGTTCAAATCTGGTAATTGAATTTTGTTTTGGCTATACGATCAGCAGAGACAGACATAAGTAAACGCTTACTTATTCTGCCGTTATTTCACTTTATCATGCGCCGATATGGAACCGAGACATATGATGTTCGGTCAACCGAGACGCTATGATCTGCAAATAGCTTTCGCACCTTTGCGTGGCTCATGGTTGTGTATCGGTGCCAACCGGACGGGTGCCTATCTGCCTCGCGCTTGAGCATGACTTGGCGCGACCCTGCCTTACCCTCCACAATGCCGCCTGCATGCCGTAGAGCCAGCTTTACGGCTTTCTGTAATTCTGGCTGCACGACAATCACGCCATGGGCGTGAAGGCGCTGATGCTCGTTTACGTCAAAGGCGAACGCAAAGGGTGTCCCGGCAAGACCATGCTTGCGAAGAGATTGGTTCAAGCGATGCTCGAAGAGACGAACCGGATCGGGTGTAGCGAGAAAGGACCCCTCTTGGGCAAAGGAGAAGTTGAGCGAGAATTCCATGGTGTGCGGAATGTCGTTCATGGCTTCCACGGCCTGCTTGTAGCGAAGCTGTTCACTGGTGAGCTTCGCTGGGCCTCGTGTGCGGGAAGATTTGGGCGCTGCGCGCCCGCGCTTGGTTTCGTTTTGTGTGTAGGTGTTATGGGTAGGATTTAGGGGTGTGTGAGTTGGAGCAAATGTGTGCGCTAGACAATCAGGCAGCTCACCGCCGTTAAGATTCTGAATTTCAAATAGAAAATCGTCATTCCCGAAGAGCCACGGCGTCCCAATTTCAGTGTCGCCTTTGACCAGCCGGTTCCCAACAATTCGAAGGTTAGCGGCTGGCACTAATAAACTGAAATTCAGTTGATTTTTGGATCCAGTTTCGATATACATTTCTTGCCCTTGAGAGCGGCATTTACCCCTTGGACGTTGCTCGCGTCTGAGGGGTTTTCATTTCAGTGACCGCCTATAGCGGCACGAAAATTGGGATGCTGGAAAATCCTATTCGGCTGCGGCCTTCACCAGCGCCGCCAAGTCTAGCGCGACCGATGGCGCTAGCGTTCGTTCTTCACCGTTTTCGCCTAGAACCTTGACGCTATTACCGCGGCGCTTGAGGCCCAGGTATCGCTCGCCGCCTTCATCAATCTGGGCGATCATTTTGACGCCCTCGTGCATGAAGGTCTGGTGAGGTCCAACCATTATGCCAATCGCAGATGCAAACCCCTTTGCGTGCCCCAACGGCATAACCCGAACAAAATCACCAAAATCGATCTCGACTGTTTCTGCTACACGGCGAACTTCAATACCGGGAATGCCGGGTTGCACCTTTCCGGCCTCGATGGCCCAATTGAGCAGCAACCCTACCGCTTCAGCTACAGTGACATTGTGGGAAGCGGCAATTTCGACCAACTTCTTCTCGCGTTCATCCGGGACGACGATGTGTTTCGGCACGACAGATTTCCATTACTAGTTAACATGAATAGTCTACATGTTAACACGTAACATCACAAGCTATCTGCTGCGGGCGTTGGCCATGTTACCGGGGCGCATTGCCACGCGCATTTCGTCGGCAACTAGGCCGCGAAGCTGACCTTCCAATGTCCGCGCTACGGTCTTGGCCAGATCGGCATTTTGCTCGGCGGTGCCGCCCGATGCGTTCACCGTGACCGGCGCATTGATGTTGACGCTGGTTGCCACGCTGTTGTCGTTCGCATGGCGAATGTTGCTGTTTGCCGCCTGAAGGGATGCCGACGCACCGACAAGGCCGCCCGTTGCAAACGCGGCCACCTTCCCGTCATTGATCGCACGCAAGAGGTCCAGATGCTTCGCCGTCTGGCTTGCTCGAACGACAAACTCGCCATCCGACAACCGGGCCGGAATGCTGTCGCTCGTGGCAGTACCGGGACCACGGATAAGACCGCCCGTTGCGGCCTCAACGATACCACCTTCCTTGAAGCCGAAGAGACCGCCAAACAATCCACCTCCCGCCCCGCCCATGAGATTGGCGAAAAGCGAGTTGATGAGCTGATCCAACGCCATATCGAGCAGCTTGTCGGCCAGCCGACCAAAGGCGTTTGCAAGCGCAGTGGCACCGTCAACGCCATTGCGTAGGTCGCTCAGCAAGCCACCTAGAAAATCCTTTGCCATACCCTTGGCGTTGTCCATGGCGCTCTGCATCTGGTCCATGGCTGCGCTCTCGGTCTCGATTGCCATGACCAGTTCGCGGATGGATTGCTTCTGCCCATCGGTCGCACTGGCACCGGCACGACGCAGTTCGGCATCGATGCGCTTTTCGATCTCGCTCATTCCGATGAGGCGAAGCTCGTTTTCTAGCTCGGCAATAAGCTCTTTCGCTGTATCCCGCTCTTCGCGCATTGCAGACGAACGCCCCCCGCCGCCCCTGCCCCATGATGTAGGCGTAGGTGCTGGCGCTGGCGTGGGCGGTGCCAAGGCTGCGCCAAACTCATCAAACGTGGGCATGGTGCCCACAGAGTCCATATTGACGGACGCCAAAGCCGAAGCTGCCTCGCGGGCCTGCCCTGTAAGCATCGTGAGTAGCGAAATCAGGCCATTGATGTCGCCGGCAATGGGGGCAAAGTCTGGATTGGCGCGCGCCATTTCCAGCATCGCCGTCTTGGCATCCTCGGCACTAGTTTTGTTAGCCAGGAACGCGGCGACAACGTCATAGATGGCGCCGGTTAGAGACGGGAAAGCGCTATCCGCATGACGCGTCAGCTCTTCCAATTCGGCGCGGACATCAGCCACGCGAGCCTGCATATCACCAAGCGCTTCGGCGTCTGACTTTGGCAGGCTGTTGATGAAATCGACCATCGCGCCGGTCGCGTCCACAATGGCCTGCTTGAGGGCGGTGCCGACCGTATTGGCAATAGCATTGAACTTGCGGTCTAGCTCATCAGCCTTGGCAATGGTCTCGGCGCTCAAAACAAGGCCAAGCTGATGCGCCTCTTGCCGGGTTCGGTTCAAGCCTTGCTCGCCCTGCTCTATGAGCTGGACAAACCGCTCACCGCCCGTACCGCCGAAAATCTCGTCGGCAATTCGAATTTGCGCAGCCCTGTCGAGACTGCCTAGCTTGCCGATGATTTCGGTGAAGAGCGCGGAAGGGTCTTTCAGCTTCTCGCGCAATGACTCGGCATTGTAGCCAAGCCGCTGGAATGCTTCAGCGCCGGTGCCGCCGCCGGTAAGGATGAACTCGTCAGCGTTGATGTTCAGCTCTTTGATGCCATCGACAAGGCTATCGACACCAAGCCGGTTTTGCTCAGCGACATACTGCAATTCCTGAAACTGCCGTACGTCTAGACCGGCGCGCTTGGCCTCATCACCGATCTGGGCAACCGACTTGGCAACGTCTGCGAATTTCGCGGCAACACCAGTAATGCCGCCCGCGACCAGACCGCCTATGAAACCAGCGGCGATGTTTTTGCCGATACCGCCGATACGGTCGCCAATACCAGCAAAGTGCTTTTCAATGTCACCGGCAGCGCGCTTGCTGCGCTTTTCCATGGCGTCGAAATTCTTGCCGGTGATTGCGCTGGCCTTGCGCATTTCACGTTCGAGCTTGTTGATGCGCGCCTCGATCGAGACGGCCAAAATCTGGTCGTTCATCCATAAACCTTTGAAATGAAATCTGGGTCGTCCCAAACGGACGGAGAATTGTCGTTTGCGACGGCGCGGGACACGGCCATGGCGGCGGCAAAGGCACCATCAATGCGGTCTGTCGCGCGGGCCTTTTTCATCATGGTTATGTCGTCGGACCCGATAACGGCGCGCACGTTGTCGAAATGGGCGCGCAAGATGGGATGGCCGTTGTGCCGGATGCGGCGACCATTTACGACGCGCTCAAGGTCGGCAACGGCAGGCCCAATGAACTGCCGACGCTGGTTAAACTCAAAAGCCGGAATGTCATCCGCCACCAAACGGCGAAGCATCGAGCCTGCTAGTGCCGGATCAAAGGCCACCTCGACCACATTGTCGTTGGCCGCGACAATCTCGCGGATTTCGGCTTCGATCTGTTCAGGCTCGATAGTAGCGCCCGGAACCGTCTTTAGGTGCCCACTATCGCGCCAGCGCACATATGGCGCTTGATCGCGGTCGGCTCGCTTCTGCAATTCGTGGTCCGGCAGATAGAAGGTCGGGCGCACGGTGATATTGCCATCATCGTGCCGCCACGCGGTGACGATGGCAGTCAAGTCACCAGAGCGAGACAGGTCAACACCAAGGAAGCAAGGCAGGTCGGCCAGCTCGTCAAAATCGATTTCAAACTGCCCCTCGTCATAGGTGCCCATGTCGAAGAGAGGCGACTGAGAGTAATTCAGCCACATGTTGAGGTGTTCGTTTTTGAAGGTGTCGCGCACGATCGGGTTGTGCTCGGCTTCGATTACCGCACGCCGGAAGCTCTCAATGTCGGGCCAGCCAAGATCAAGGCCAGGATTGACCCGACGCCATACCTCTTCGCTGCGCCAGTCGGCATTGGTCGGCGTTTCGAGCAACACCGGCAGAATATGGGGCGCGTCGATTTCGCCGGTCGCAACACGGCGGGCATAGTCGAACTCCTCAAACGCGATGGTCCCCTGCCCGCGTCCGGCCTGCGAGATAATGAGCTTGAGTGTGCCGGAGCGCTTTCTAAGCCCGGTGCAAATGGTGTTGTAGAGCTTGGGATTATCCCAAACATGGATTTCATCAATCAAAGCGAAGGTCGGCGAGGCGCCGTAGGAGGTCTTGGCGTCGGCGCTGATAGCCTTGAGCTTACCGTGGCCCACCTGATAAGTAATTTCATGTTTAGAGTCCCGCACGGTGAGCCGTTTCCTAACCGGTGGCGTAACGCTAATAATTCCTACGGCTTCATCGAACGCTATACGGGCCTGCTCTCGATTATAGGCCGCAAGCAGCACTTTTGGGCTGCTTAGTGCTTCTGGTCCATAGAGGTTCAGCAAAGCGCAGATCGCGCCAAGCGAAGTCTTACGCGCGCCGCGTGGCATCATAACGCGGGCATCCGTGTATTGCCGGGAACCGTCGGGGTTCCGCGCACCAAAGAGCTTCCGAATAAACCGTTCCTGAAAGCGCACCAGCTCAAATGCCTGCTTCGGCAATACCGATGCTGGGTGACGATGTGCACGCACGAAATTCACCGCCCGCTCGCCATAGCCAAAGGGGTCGGGAATTTCGCTGTCGTCAAAAAGCCAATGCGGGAACGGATCAACCAAAGATAGCGCCGGCCTCTTCGTCGTCGCCATCGTCGCGCACGGCAGGCCGCGAACGGCTTACGGGCGTCAAGCCCAGTTCGGCAGCACAGAGGCGCTGTGTAGTCTGGGCGGCATTCATGATGCTGAAAGCCGGATGGCGCTTTCCCGCTGCCGTCACCAGCCCCTCAAGATTCAGAATGCGCTGAGCCTGCCGCATCGTGCCGGTAGCAAGGCAGTAGTTTTCCAGCGTGGCGAGGTCGGCTTCGGTGAGCGTTTTGCGCTCGGTGATGAGGATGGGCGCGATCTTGCGCCATTCTGCCTTGGCGTCCTTGCTCATGTAGCTGGGCGGGCGAGGAACTTCCGTCACCGGACTGCTACCGCCGACGATGGTGCTGGGCTTGCGTCCCCTCATTTCAGCACCTCGCAATGAAGCTCCATCGCGCGACGACCCAACTCTACCAGATTGGTGATGCCGAACGCCTGCCCGCGATAGACCAACCGGTTATCGGTTGTGAGGCCGTGGAAGTGGCGGATGCGGAACACCAGCGATGCCTTGACTGCTTCGCCGTAAGCCATGGCGGCGTCGGCAATGGAGTGCGTCACTAGCTCGGCGCGGATCGTGGCAAAATCCGTCCAGGCGGTCGTAACGGTGCCTGCCGCGCTTACCGTTTCGGTGCCATGCTGCAAGGTGATTGTGTGCGACAAAAGACCGGCGCGCATTAGAGGTGATACCCCATTAGTGCGCTGAGGCTCACGACACCATGCCCGCAACCGGATGGGTCGGTCATATAGATACTGCGCTCGGTGCGCAGACCATCAGTGAGGTCAAAACCGGGAACCGGCAGAGTGTCGCAGAGCGCCTTCGACACGGCAGCGCCTATGTCCTTGGTCCGCTCTGGCGTTTCACCCCAGATGTGTAGGTCCAGATAGCAGGTGACATTGCGATAGTTGTTGTAGTGACCTGCTACCTCGACCTGCGCATTGCCAAATACGATGCTCGGGAACGCTTCGGGGCGGGTGTCGCCATCGCGGATATCGAGCGGATCAACCGCCTCGATTACCTGCGGAGACGCCAAGAGACGGGCGCGCGTGGCCGTTTGCAAGGCAAGGCTGGGTTCAATCACTATTCACTCCAATGCTTGCGCACGGCCTTTGCTGCCGCACGGTTGGTACGATTGTTAATGCGGTTCTGAAGCAGTCGGACCGCAGGCCAGAAGAATGGTTGCGCTGCGGCTTCGGCGGTGCCGTATTCGACAAGGTGCGGGTAGCGAACTACGTGATCGCCAACGGTCACGATGGCCTCAAGCTCATGGGCGGTGCGGGAGCCACCGGGCTGACTATAGGCCGGGGTCGTGCCGCCGGGTGGCGTCACCTCAATGGAGTCGATCAGCGCGCCGGTATCGCGCGATGCCTCCGCAAGATGCCGTTGCAAACCGGCTAATTCTTCCGCCGATTTGACGACAACGGGCTTCAAATCCTCGCGGATGGCGTCTGGAATGCTCTCGATCCGCGTCAAAAGACGCTGCAATTGCGCAGAATAGGCCACTAAAACACCCACTTTCGATGAGGTGCGATGAGGTCCGCATAGCCAAAAGGCAGTTCATTGGTGCCGACGCCGACAAGCACGGCTTCCCGGTTCTCGAAAAAATGGGCGGCGAGCATCAGCACGGCGCGACGCAGGCCACCGGGCAACTCATCATAGGAAAGCTGGGCATCTGCGCCGATTGCGCTGCCGGTGTGGTCCAGCGCATCGGTGATCATGCGGGTGAGTACGGCATCATCGGCTTCATCATCGGTGATGTTGAGCTGGCCTTTGAAGTCAGTCAGTGCGGTCATTCAGAAAACTCTATTTGCGGAATATCTTGCGCGACGGACCCGCCGCCGGTCCCCTTAGAGGGGCATAGGTTCTGGGCCACCCCCGGCCTACCGATAGGCAAGGCACGGCTCAGCACACCCTCAATGGGCATGCCTTTGCGAATGCGGTTGTTGATGGTGTGTGTGGTGACGCCAATCACTGCGCTCCATTCACACACCGTAAGGCACTGCCCCATGTAGGTAAGACGCTTGCCCCGCTTGGTGCTGGCTGGGCGCTGAGCCGTGCGTGGTTCTGGCTTGTTGAGCCGCTGCCTTGGTACGACAACCATTGGTGTGGTGATGGCGCGCTCTACAGACCATCTGCGTTCCAAACGGTCGGCAATCACATCAGGATAAATCCCATAGTCCAGCGCCCATTCATTGATGGGCTGGGTAATGCCGTCATGTGTGAGCATGTTGTCGGTCACTGCTGCACCTGTTGGCGCTCTTCGCGCTGCTTGGTGCTGTTGTGGCAATGGGCACAGAGGGACTGCCAGTTCGTCCGGTCCCAGAAAAGGCGGTCATCGCCCTTGTGCGGGGTGATGTGATCAACGTGGCTGGCGGGCTTGCCGCATCGAACGCAGTAAGGATGCGCGATCAGGTAGGCAGCGCGGGCCTTGCGCCATTCATTGTTGTATCCGCGCTCGCGAGCCGATGGGCGGCGACGATCATGGCGAGCTTTGCGGGCGCGGTCGCTGGCGATCTGGCAGGCGCAACGCTCACCAGAAGGAACGATGTTGCCGCAACTGCAAAGACGGGGTGGAGCGAAGGGCATTAGCTCAGCACCTTGGCTTTGAAGGCCGCGTAGGCACTACGGTTGAATGCAGGATCGTGGCCTTGCTCTTCGATCTGTTTGAGGACTTCGGGGGAATAGCTGTCGATTGCTGGTGCGGTCTTTTCGGCTTCGGTTGAGCCAAAGACGGCCCTCAGAACGTCTATGATTAGGTCGGTGCGGCCAGTCTTGGCCGCGATGATTTCGGCGGGTGTTGCGTTCCATGTCTGCTCTGGTGTCCAGCCAAGCCAGCCGGTGCCGATGCCATAAAGCTGGGCGAACACTTGCTCAGGATTGGCAGGCTTGCCGGTCGAGGCTTCAGGCGGCGTGGTGCCGTTAGGATCGATGCCAGCGATAGCCAGGACGAATTCTGCCAGCGGGGCGGTGAGACAGTGACGGACACGGCCAAGGCCATGCGCGGCGATCTCTGCCAGCAACAGGTTGGGCCTGATGGCCGTTTCCCGCAGCATGTCCATGATGATGGTGACGTTGAATGCTTGAACGGCATCAAAGAGGCCATGAAGCCCATGCCGCCGAACAAGGCGCATGCTGGCGCGGAGAGACGGGCGAAGCTCGTAAGCCTCGCCTGCCAATTCGACATAGATGCCGTCCGCGCCCAGCTTCATGGTTAGGCAGCGATCTTGAGCTTGGCCAGAGCTTCGCCCATGATCACGCGACCACCCACGCGACGGCGCGCGTGCAGCTTTACAATGCCGTTGCCAGCACCGGTGAGGTCATCGCGGATGATTTCGAAACCGGTCCGGTCTGCGATGGCATAACCGGTTGCGAAATCACCAAAGACGATGGGCGTGGCTTCAGCGGTAATGTCGGGCATATCCACCGCTTCATAAACCGGACGGCCCAGAAGCATCGGCGGCTGGCCACCGGCAATGCCACGCTCCCAGATATAGGAGCCATCAGTGTCCTTGAGCTTGCGGACAACCGACATGGTCTTGCGGTTCATCATCCAAGCGCCATTGGACGAATAGGCGGTCTTGATCGAATAGAAGAGGTCGATGAGGTCGTCGCCGGTGATGGCTTCAACCTCGTGCTCGCCAATGTCGTCGGATGTGAGAACGCCTTCGGCCTGCGTGGTGCCGTTACCGTTGACGAACCAAGCGGCTTCCTTCTGGCCGAAGCGGCGCGCAACGTGATTGCTCAGGTAGCCGGTGAGGTCGATCTGGGCATCTTCAAGCAGGATGCGCGTCACCGGAACGATGATGGCCATTTCGAAGGGCTTGAGGTCGATCTGGTCAAAGGTCGGCTCATCTTCGGTGCGGGCAGCGGTTTCGGCCACCGGAACCGGGTCAACTTCATCAACCAGGCGCGGGAGCTGAAGCAGCGGGCCGGACATGCTGATAGTCTGGGCAAGGGTGCGAACCGGGGAGAACTCGGCAACCTTTTCCAGAATGGACGCGGCAACCTGCTCAGGTGCCAGAATGCCGCCGGTAGACGGAGAACCGTAGCCCAGAGACTTCACTTCGGTGGCGTCACCGTTGCGCATGAAGTCAGCGAACGCCTTGCGCTCGGTGTTGTCATTGGCCGCATTGGGCTGGTTGTCATTGGCTGCAACCGGGCGATTGGCCTTGGCTTCAAGCTTGTCCAACCGCGAAGTGAGCGCAGCGATGTTGTCGTTTGCAGCCTTCAGCTCAACCTGAGTTTCGGCAGTATTCTCGTTTTCCATATGGGTATCCTGTTCCATGGACTTCACAGAGGTAATCCGCGCGCCGGAATGGACCGGGCGGCGACAAAGAGAGATTTCGGTGACGGTGAGCGCATCGAATTTTCGCCCGCCGGTTGGCAGGCGCTGAAAGTTGTCTGCTCGGAAACCAATGCTCAGGCCGGTTATGGACTTGCGCTGCATAAGGTCGCGCGCCTTACGGGCTGGGCCGATGCCTTCCACAAAGAGACGGCCCTTCACCTCAAGTCCGGCATCGGTTTCGGCTGCGCTTTCCCAGACGCCGACGACTTGAGATTGGTCATGCTCCATGACGATGGGCAGTGCTGGCGGAAGCGCGAATGCTCCCTTCTCGATCACATCGCCAACGCTATCGGGACGGTCGAAAGGCCACGCAATGCCGGTAATGGTGCCAGCGTCGTCGATGCTGACTTCAGCCTTGATTTCGAGCTTTTCCATTAGGCTGCAACCTCATCGGTTACGCCTTCACTTGTGCCGGTCCAAAGGTCGGTGAGAATGTTCAGCGCCAACAAATGGAGCTCACCAAGCGGGTGAGCCTCTACGTAGGTCTGGACCAACTCAGCGGCTTCCTGGGGGTGGGCACCGGCACCGATCAGACCCAACCGAACAGCATGAACCATCTCGGCGTAACCCATGCGGCGGGTGCCTTCGATAATTGCGGCGATTTCCTTGCCGGTGAGCTTTTCCAATTCTGGAATCAGGTGCGGCGTGAGCGAGAAGTCCCGCTCACGGTCGCCAAAGAATGCATTGTGCATTAGGCGGCGTCTTTCTCGGTATCAGGGGGATTGTCGTTATCGGCCTGCGGCGGTGCGCTGGTCGTAGTGTAGGGATTGGCAAGTTCATCGCCACCGGGAAGCGCAGGCATGTTCAGCCCTGCCCGCACCTCGTTCGGCGTCATGGCGCGCATCGCGACCATCTTGCCGTATATCTCCGTGCGCTCGGCAGGGTTGACCGTCATCAGGTCAGCGGTGATGAACTCAAAGAAATGGGTGCGGCGCTCTTCCGGCTTGAGCAGCACGCGGGCATAGGCCCACTGCCACGCCTCAAGCCAAGGCTTCAGGCTGTAGTTGAGGAAATGCTGGTCCATCTGGGCGGTATTGGACCAAGTGCCACGCTCAAGGTCATAGAGCATGGTCGGCGGAACGTTGAACGCGCGGGCGATCTCTTCAACCTGATGGCGACGGGTCTCTAGAAACTGCGCATCAATGCTGGTCATGGTGAGCGCCTGATACTCGGTGCCTTCAGGCAGGAATGCGGTGCCACCTGAATTGCGACCGCCAAAAGTGCGATCCCAAACGGCCTTCATATTAGCGAGGGCGGTATCGTTCTTCTGATTGGTTTTCAGGATGCCGGATGGACGGGCCGAATTGGCGAAGAGGCCAGCCGCATGGAGTTCAAGATCGATGGCGAGGCCGATGGCGTTACGAGCCAGGTTGATCGGCGCACCATCGACCTGTCGGACATGTAGAATGTCCCAATATTCGTGGCGCTTCCGCTTCTGCCCCTTCCCCACAAGGTAGAAGGGTTCGCTGGTCGCCTCATCGATCTTGATTTCGACCGTGAGCGGGTCAAGTCGGTGGAACTCGACAACATTGCCACTGCCGCCGCGCACGGCCAGCGCGAAGCCGCCGTTGTTATGCAACAGGGCATCGCGGGTGAGCTGGGCCCGAAGCTCGGCAGCGCTGGTCCAAGGGTTCGCTTCATCGTGCGCAAGGGTAAAGGCAGGGTGTGCCGGGTCGGCTTCCTTGCCCTTGCCTTTGCGCACGTAGAGCTTCACCGGCAGGCCACCTACGGCATTGGCGATGGTCTGAACTGCCAATGCCACGGCGGGAACCTGCATGGCCGTCTTGGGCGTCACCGAAATATTCGAATAGGTCGGCTGGGCACCGAAGAACAGAGCGGCCAGCGGGTCGGTGAGTGTCACCGGCGCGCGCGGGGTCGGCTCAGGATCGGCCTTGCGGAAGAGGCCGGGAATATACTCGATGAAAAACAAACGCCCTGCTCATGTGGTATTATATTACCACAATATGCCTGAGCACGAACAAAATGTGAATCTCTATTCTTCGGTTTTTTCAAAGAAGTAGTCAGGCGGGTCATCTTTAGTCCGTAGGTAATGCACCGCGGCCAATCCCTTGCCCAAAAAATCTGGCGTTAACGGATCGTGCGCACCCTGTTGACCGACCTTCATAGTTTTTCGCAATAGTTGCTGAAGATCAGCCTCAAATCTCTCTAAATGCGCAGGTTCCTCATACTCGACCGGCCCATTATCACTATTGAGATCAGGGACTATTTCAGAAAATTCTATTACCTGTTTGATGTAGCCCTCTAGCTGCCGGGGGATTGAGGGCTCGCTGCTCTTTTTGAATGGGGACAGCGTATCGAAAACATGGGTTACTTTCATATTTTCCGCCATCGCTTCGAAGCTCTGAAGAGCGTCAACAATGGCGGAAACTAGGGATTTGATTTCTGCCCTCGCCTCGGCTTCCTCATGCTCACCAATCATCAGCTCCGTTTGCTGACGGATGTAGTCCACGTTCCTCTTTGACTCTTCGAATTGCTGCTCAGCAACTTCTCGCGACTGGCGAAGCTCTTGGCGTTGCGCGGCCAATTCGTCACGCTGCAGTAATACAGCCGTCACCAACCAAACGAAGGCAACAGGAGCGAAAGCGCCCGCAAACGTGTCGCCAAGCTCGTTAGGTGAAAGGCACGCCAGCCGTTCTAGTAGCCACACACCGGCTGGACACTCAGAAGGCATAGCCGTGTTAAGTAGCAATGCCCCAAACAGAGCAAGAAACAAGACGGTGAGGGTCAGCGCGACCCATATGATCGGACTGCGCTTATGGGCGGCTTCATCCTTCATCATCGACGCACCGCACGGCTGATCTCGACCAAGATACCCAAAGCAATCGCGCAAGCGGCAACCATCGCAGCTTGATCGATGGCTTGAGCTGGCGCTTGCCCAAGGTAGCGAGCTGCCCAC